ATCGCCTTTACGCACAAGACTACCCATACCACGACTAGAAACACCAAGCTGAACACCACCTTCCATCAGACCCTTTACAATCTGACCCATAGGAGTATTCAATATTAGTGCCTTACCCATCACATTATCACCATCCCATTTAAGTTCGGTGATGCGATGAGATACTTTATCCAAATTGACAGTAGGACCTTCTGGGTGATTCAATTCACCTACGGCTCTACCTTTGGAAACTTGTTCAGCAGTGTATTTTGCCACTGCTTTTTCTAGGACTGCTTTTGGGTAGATCCTGCCATTGCGGTTCTTGCCCTCAGCTTGCATGAAGATGCCTTCAATAATAGCGGTTTTCTCGCCCTTATCATTAGCTTCTGTCATATACTCTAATTGAGTATCTAGATGTTCTGTAATTAATTTCATACTATCCTCTCGGAATCGCTAGACTTGTTAACTTTACGCCAGCATTAGCTGCAAAGATAACTTCATCTTTTTGTTTTCTAATAATGACATGCTCATCCGACATAATAGTAAAACTACCAATGACTGTTCCATTTTGCGCGGTAGCCAACGTAACAAGGTGTGCTGCTGATGTAGTATTAATAATACGTACATTAACACCATCTGATACTGTTGTTGCAGTTCCTGTACCAGTAGGAGCTGCGATCTCTGCGCTAAGTGGTCTAATTTCAGCCATTGTTTATTTTCCCATTAACTTAGTAAAATCTTTAATTGCTTTTTCAGCTTCTTTTTCACTTTTAAAAGTATCTAAATCCTGGCCGTCAATAGACGCAATAAACTTAGATCCCTTCTTTTTAATTTCAGCGGTAAACTTACCTTTGCCTACCTTAAACTTTTTTGTAGCCTCATAAACCGGCGTTGTCTTCGTCCTGAATTCCTGAAATTTCATCATCGATTTCAACGTCCTCTACTTCAACTTCGGTACCTGACATACCTTGAGCGATTGCAATCTTACGATCATCCATCGCCGTATTAATTTTACCTTGCATTAACGCACTAAATGTGTTATTAGCATCGTTATTATTTCCTGCATCAAGTGCATTAATTAATTCACTTACATCAGTCATTATGTTCACCTTTCATTTATTTATACAACTTGAGTTTTACACTTCATCTTCTGGTTTATTCATATCATCTTGCTTAATTTGTGCAATGATATCTTCAATCTCTTCGTCAGTCTGCATAAGGATATTTTTACGAATCCATTCTACAGAGTAGTAACGTCCAGCATATTCATCTACTTCTCGAAGAGTTGCGAGACGCTCTCTAATTAGTTCAGCATCTTTTAGCTCTGAGAAATGGTTATCTTTTAAGAAGTCAATACTAATGTCTGACCTGATTGATTCCCACTCTTCTTCTGTAACAACACCTTTAAGAATCAACTGTGTCTTAAGAATATCAATAAACAGTGCTGAGAACTTCTTACGCAGACGATTAATAAACTTCTGGAATTTTAATTCATCACGTGAAATTTCTGTAGATCTACCTAACGAGAACTGATTTTCTTGTTCTAAACGTCCACTCGGTACATTCAATGATTTATACAACTTCTTACGGAAGTATTCAATATCATCAATTTGTCCAAGGTTTTCGCCACCAGGTAGAGTAGAGATCTCTGTGCCTCTTCCGCCTTCACGTCTTGGTAACCAGAAGTCTTCAAGCATTGACATATGCTTCTTATCATCTTTCATATCACCAGTTTCAGCATCGTAAACCATTTTGTTACGGTACTTTGCCATGATGTTACGCAGATATTCTTCTGCTTTCCCTTTTGGTAAGTTACCTACATCGATATAAAAGATGCGGCGTTCAGGCGCACGTGCAAGACGATAGATCACCAATGAATCTTCCATCATACGAAGTTGATTGACAGGCTTCAGTGCTTTATGCAAATGCGACAAAATACGTTTACGACTTGGATCTAATAGTCCAGATGTAACATATGTAATTGCATCTTTTGCAATCTTCAGTCCCTGTGCTTTAGTTCCTAATGAATCGTTTTGGAATATAAAATATTCTGTGGCCCCTGTTATAATTTCAGCGCCAGTCTTAGGATCTTTTTCTTTCTTTAGTTCGCGAACTTTACGGATCTTTGTAGGATCAATTGGTCGTAGCTCAAGCAAACCATTTTTAGGATTCTTTTCGTCAATAATTTTATGGTAGTACAATCGGCCATCAACATACCAACGACGGAAAATATCATGACCATACCAGTTCATGTTTAACATGTTTACAACATGTTCGAATTCTTCTGTCATCATTTTTTTAATGCGATCAGGTTGATCTAAATCATCCATGATCAATGAGACAGGCGAAGACTCATCATCAGAAACAATAGCTTCATTAACAATATCTTCTACAGCAGCATCACATTCTGTGTGATATGAAATATCACGATATTTAAGGATAAGCTCTTTTTCTGATTTTGTTTTATCACCATTAATATCGACATACTGTCCATAGTGGCCACCGGCATTAATCACATTGCCGATACCCTCATCTTCATCCATAGGAGCAACGAAGGAAGCACGCGTACGCTCTTGCTTCTCTTGATCCTTTCTTTTTATTTCAAAACCAAAAAAGTCGGCCAATGTAATATCCTCTCATAATAGCAGAGGAGAATAATCCCCTCTGCTTATATTTATAGGTGTTATGAAGTAGTATCTGATTCCCAATATTGAACTTGTAGCTCAACAGTGAACTCTTCGATAACATTTTCTGAATCGTACGATACGTCGATTGCTGCAATGTTAGTCGGGAAAGTCCCACGGAAATCATAACGCTTCACAGTTTCACCTGCTTTGTTTAACTGTTCTACAATCATGTCGGCTTGGTAGTCGACTGGGTTTGTTAGACCAGTATTTGCATTATGCTGATTAATACCATTCATCCAACGTTCGAAAGCACTGCGTGTTTCCATTTGAACATCATTGATGATTGTCACTGACCAAGGTTCAAATGTACGATCGCCTGCAATTTGCAATTGACGTCCACGGAACGGAATAGTAATTGGTGCAATGATCGAAGCAGGAAGCTGAGCAGCTTTACACATGAATGATGCAAGCTCAACATTTGCTCCGGCATAACCAGGAAAGTTAAGTGTGGCTTTAAACAAGTTAGCACGGGCACCGCCACCTGTCAACTTGGATTTAAAGTCATCTACGCCTAAAATAGCCATATTTTATGTCTCCTTACTGACCGATGATCTCAGAGAATTCAACGCCTGTTCGTGTAGCGATAAAATTCAATGTGATAAAGTTAATCGACCTAGCAGGCTTGATATAGATATCAGCCACGAAACGGTTACCATCAATAACAGCGCCAGTATTATTTGTTGTGTCACAAATGACAGCAAAGTCTGTAATACCTCGGCGACCTTTTACATCTCGTAAGAACGGTTCAACTAGGTTGCGGAATTGTGCTCGTGTAAACTCATCGTTGAATTCAAACAATTGGAATTTAGCAGCTGTCGCAACAGCTTTTTCCAATGTGATGAACAACCTACGCACATTGATACGATCAAATGCACTTGGTTTTGATTGAGCAGTCTTGTCGCCAAACAATACGATACCTTCACCTGGGAAGCTAACGATTGGGTTGACTCGAGCTTTATATAGATCGTCACGTGCTGCTTTCTTAGGATTAAAAGCAATCTTAGTTACACCAAGGATTTGACCTCGTGTAAAACCAGCAGGTGAGAACCATGCGTCAGCTACATTGTCTGTGTTTGCACATAGACCAGCAACTGCACCTGATGCGACAATCCAACGATATACGTCATTGTATTTATCGTATACATACAACGCTGTTGAATCGATTACAGCGTAAGAAGATGAAGTCAATGCATCAGCCCAGGCTTTTACGTCCGTAGCAGCTGTTGCGTTATTGACTGTTTCTGCAACTGCAGGGGAAACAAACGCTACACAGTCTTTTCGACCTTCAGCGATTGCAATCATATAGTTAGCCATAGTCACATCATCTGCAGCTGCAGTTTCAGGACCAATTAATAGGTTAACATCAATTGTTTCGGCATCATCAAATAAGTCATAGGCTGTTGATAGTTCGCCAACAGTAGCAGCATTATCATCTGTACCACCAGAAAGTGAAACAGAAAGCGCTGTTGAACCTGTAACGAAAGCAGCACCAGCTGCACCATTAATTGTAGAACCGGCATCTGTAAGCGCAGATGCATGTGCTCCCCAACGAACATATGCAGATTGATTATTGATTACGTTTGCGTAGTAATTATCTGTACCGTCATCAGCTTTAGCATTAGATGCTTGAGATACGAATGCAAATGTTTCAAGTACAGTACCAGCTGTGCCTGTCCATGCACCATCTTGGTCAACTACCGCAATGTGCATTTCATCTGCTGTATCTCCACTGTTATTAGTAGAGAAAGTCGATGTACCAGGAACTGAGTCAAAGCTACCTGCATATGCCCAACCAGCAAAAGCTGTTGCGTCTGCAGGACAAACTGACACTTGCAATGAGTTACCTAATAGTCCAGGAAAACGAGCGATAAATGTGTCTGTAGCACCAGGTGTTACAGTATCATAATGGTCGTCATTTTTTACTAGAATACCAGTACCAGAAGCAGTAGCGTTTAAGTTACCAGTTGCTGCACGTACTACGCGCAGTGAGTTACCATACTGCAAAAACTGTGCAGCCGGGTAAAAATATTTGTAGGTGTTACCGTCAGGTTTTCCGAACTTATTAACTAACTGTTGTTCTGAGCCTACCGTGGTAATCTCTTCAACCGGGCCCCACTGGAATGCACCAGCGATAGCTCCAATTGACGTAGATACGGCAGGAACAACATTAGTCAAGTCAACTTCTTTAACCTGCACACCAGGTGAGACTTGGAATGCCATGTATTTCCCCTTCATTGAGAATTAATAAGTTTTCATAATACGATGTTTTTCACTACTATTATTTATAAATAATAGGATTTAGAAGAATGTCTCTTTCTGGACGAACCATGTGTCTCCACCTATCCGTTCAGTTTCAGGTTCATCTTCTACACCATCGTCGAATACTCCAAACGGAACTAAGTCATCTTCAATTAACTTTTGCTGCTCTGCATAAAGCATATTTTTCATATCAATATCTGTCATTTCACCGAAGAATGGCGTAACAGCAAACCAGCCAAATAGAACTAGATTCATCATAAGATCATCATGATTATTATCTGATGCTTCATAAGAAGAACCCTTAGAGACAAACGTTGACATTT